TACTTACCTTCACCGTCAGTCTTCTGACCTTTAACTTTCTTCTGTTGATTACTACCACTTCTCATGATAGCACCCTTGCCATACTTGTCTGTGATAGACTTCTTCACTGCATCTAGAACGGTATCCCTAGATGTTGATGGTGGTTTCTTAGTTCCACCTTTGTCGTAACCCATCTCTTTCTTGAGACGAGTGGCCTCTTGAAACTCTTGAAAATTCTTCACTTTTTGTTTGCCTCATGCTTAGGGTTCTTCTTAGGATCTTTTAATTCTTGTCTCCTAGAACTATGATGATCTACCCTTTGACCCATACTCAATTTGTAACGAGGAGTCTTCAAAGGTGTCTTTCCATCTTTTTTCGTAGTGATCTTCTCATCTCTATTCTTACGATGTCCTTCAGCACCAGTATCACCTACACTCTTAGACTTGACAGGGTTTTTCTTGTCACTAGCATATCCAAATGGTTTTGATCCGCCACCTGTTTGTGGTCCACCTTGAGTTTCTAGACTCTTATTTCTACTGACTGATGCCTGTGATAGATTGTATGCAGCTCTTTCATTCTTCTCTACACCTCTTCTACCACCTTTTCTATACTCACGAGAACTTCTTCTCTGCTCACCTTTTTTTTTAGCAATAGCATAGAACTTATCTGACATATCCTTATTCTCATCTAATAACCCAAGATCACTTCTCCAATCAGAGAAATCTTCTTTCTTACTACTGTTACCCCAGTTCTTTGCACCTACTTTACGGCACTTGACAAGGGCACCTGATGCGTATGCACTAGGCCACACATCATAACGTGACTTTACTTTATGATAACAAGCATCTTTCTTACCACTACCCTTTCCTTTCTTATCTTTTGCTTCAAAAAGTGCATCTATAATTGATTCTTGAGATGAGAAAAGATCATTTTCACTGATAAATGTTTCAACTAGATCTTCCTTTGTCCATCTAGAAACATCATACCCCTCTTCTACTAATCCGTTTTTCCAATTTTCAAATCTCTCTATATAATCTTCCTTTTCAATGAGTTTAAATGCTTCCCACTCTGCTCTGAACCTACCCTCATTCTGTTGATTCTTCTTTTCTTCCTTCTTTTTCTTTCTACGATCCATAAGAGCTTTTGCTCCAAGCACAGCAGCACCAGCACCCAACGCAATTTTAGCACCAGTCTTAACTTGGCCAGGTAATTTATCAGCCATCTTATTAAGTTTATCCACCTTCTGTATCGCAGTTGAAATAACTTTTTTACCTTTTTTGTATGTTTGGGAAACAGCTTTGATAGGTTTATTTGCTTTCTTCATAGTATCATTCATACTCTTTAAAGCACCTGCTTCCAATTTGCCAGGTTGTCTTTTTCCAGATCTTACATTTTCATTATTAGATGACTCTCTAGGAGGAACAAACTTTTGCCAAGCATTTTGAAAGGGATTACCAGTGTCTTTAAGTGGTTTTTTAGGTGTAAATGATTTATCTGCCTTATCTGTTTTTTTAGGTGTAAATAATTTTTCTCTGTTCTTTGTTAACTGCTCTGGTGAAGATCCTCTTCTTTCAGCCACAAACTCTTCATTCTTACTCTTAGCATTTGAATGATGTGATGGATCACCAAATGCAGGGTTGTTTCTATACTCTGGTTTTTGTTTTTTCTTTTCGTCCTCTAACTGCTTCGCTTTCTTGTCAAGATAATCTTTCATAGCACCACCAGGCTTTCCTGTGCCTTTGGTAAGACCATATTTTGTTCCTTCTTTATAAATTGAAGAGTATGCTTCAGATAAATTCTTGTCCATTTTCAACGGATACAGTATAGCTATCATAACGTATTTATTATATCAATAAATAGAAGACAGGGACTCTATAATTTTTAGCTAAATGGCTCGTCAGGGAATATTTACTGGATTCACACCGAACGATGGACTGGGAGATTCCCTCGCCTTGGGTGCTAGTAAGGTCAACGCAAACTTTTCTGAAATATATTCTACCTTTGGTGACGGAGATAATCTTAGTGCCAATGCAGGGAGTGCTGGTACTTGGACTAAGGCAGGGAACTCAGGAATTTACACAAGTAAGAACGTAGGTATTGGGACAACTTTACCAACTGCTTCTTTATATGTCTCAGGAAACGTTCAATTAACAGGTATTACAACTGGAACATTCGTTGGAGATGGTTCTGGTCTAACTGGTGTGACTGCAACAGGTTCTGGTGTTGTCATTAAGGATAGTGGTGTTCTAGTTGGTGTTGCACAGAGTCTTAACTTCGATAACAACTTAGATGTTACACAAGTATTTGGTGGTAATGTCACAGTTTCTGCTGCTGACACGGTAGGATTTGCATTTACATCTGGATTCTCCACCACATCTGCGTATGCAGACTCTTCTGGAATCGCTACTAGATCAGCAACAACTGGATTCGCTGACACAGCAACCTTGGCCATCAGTGCAAACTTTGCCACAGTCGCTGGTATTGTAACATACGCATCAGCATCTGGAGTTTCAACCAACTCAGGAGTAGCTGAGTATGCGAAGGTAGCTGGTATCGCATCATACGTTGCCAATGCAGGGTTCTCAACCATGGCAGGGTATGCACACACAGCTGGTATAGCCTCAGTCGCACAGAATTTAACAGGAACTCCATCAATAGTTGTTGATAATATTAATGGTACTGGAATTGTAACCTTCCCAGGCCAAGGCAGTAAGATGCGTTTCGACTTTGACGCAACAGGTGATCTACCTTCTGCTACAAGTTGGAGAGGTATGTTTGCATGGGCAAACAATACTAAGACTGCATATGTTTCTGGCGGAACCACAATGGGTGGTTACAATGGTTGGAGACAGATACTTCACCAAGACATGTATGGCAACTACTTTACTGTAGGTGTTGTAACTGCATCTAAGTTTGCTGGTGATGGTTCTGAACTTACTAACTTACCATCAACAGATAGTATATGGAGATCAAATACAACTGGTATTCACACGTTGACCAGTGTTGGTATTGGTACTACCAACAATGAAGGATACAAACTCAAGGTTGTAGGTAATATGAGACTTGCTGGTCGTTTAGACGGCACTGCAACAGGTAATATTCTACCCCACTTATGGAATAATTATAGTGATCTACCATCAGCGGGAGTAAATCAAGGTCAATTTGCACACGTTAATGAATTTGATAAGGCATACTATGGTCATAAGGAAGAGATAACAGTTCAAGTTGCAGTCGGCACAGACACCGTGGGCGGTCAAGCAACAGGTGTATTCTACTTTAATGGTGTAGAAAAACCAGATCAATTCCCCATAACAAGAGGAGCGACTTATCTGTTTGATCAGAATGATGCTTCAAATGCCAACTATAATAATCAGGCTCACCCACTCATGTTCAGTCTGACAGAAGATGGAGACTTGATACCAGGCGGAGCTCACTATGATCCTACCACTACAGTTTATAGACTAGATGGTGTCGAAAAAACCATGGCAGAGTATACCAGTGGTTTTTCTACTGCTACTACTAAGACTGTACACTTTACACCTCCAGCTGATGCACCTAACACACTTTGGTATTGGTGTCACTTCCACACAGGTCAAGGAAATAGATTAGCACTCAATAATAATGCTTTAGGTTGGAGGGAACTTGTTAATAAAAATGCTGATACTACTGTAGGAACAGGAACTGAGAACTATAATATTGGTGTTGTAACTGCAACATCATTCGCTGGTGATGGATCTGGTATAACTGGAATCGCAGTCACATATACAGCGGTAGCTGGAGTCGCAACTCTGGCAGAGGGGTTAACTGGAATTCCTAGTTTGAATGTTGGTGTTGTAACTGCTCAAAGTTTCATTGGTGATGGTTCTGGAATAACTGGTGTTACTGCATCTGGTACAGGTATCATAATCAGAGACGGTGGCACACTTGTAGGAACCATTGGTACTATTAACTTTGGTACAAATCTATCCGTATCTGCTGCATCTGCTGGTGTTGTAACAGTCACCGCATCAGGTGGTGGTGGAGGTGGTGGTATCGCTGGTATGGTATATCAAGAAGAAGGATCTACCGTTGGTACTGCACAAACAGTTAACTTTATCGGAGCTGCATGTACAGTAACTCATAGTGGTGGAGTTGCAACTGTCAACTTGGCAGGAGCAGTTCCTTTCACAGGCCCTGCAGCAAATATAACTGCACTTGATATCACACAGTATGAGACTG